TCTCAGCCAAGAGTTTTGTTTAATGCTTACGATTCGCGATCCGGAGCACAGCGCAAAAGTATACGACGAAGTTACGCAAGGATTAGTAACGAATCAATTTTGGCATCGCAATATTAATTTATCCTCGGATGTATCCGTATCCGTTGATACGGATTAAGCTTTATATCAAGTTTAGATTCTGATATAATTTCGGTATGAAGTAATCGGCGGGCATGGTCTAAGCAAAACCGGCGCTGACGAATTTTTATCGTCGCGTCGGTTTTTTGTTTTTAAGGTTTGGGCGAAAAGGGGATTGATGGGGCTTCGGGAGTCTTTACAGCGGTTATTGGGGCGATTCGCAGGGAGAAGCGAGTCGAGCCGATACGCGGACTGGTACACGGACGCGGCGCCGATTTTCAGCGAATTCGGGCGCGACGTATACATGAGCGACTTCGTCAACAACGCGATCGACCGGATCGCGTCGGAGGTCGGGAAGGTCGAGGTCTGGTCGGTCGTCGAGCGGAGCGATCCGGCGACGGTTTACAAGGTTAACGACGAGATCAGCCGTCTTTTCCGATTCCGGCCGAACGAGCTTCAGACGACGAAGGATTTTATGGCCTCGATCGAATGGCTCCGGCGGAAGAACGGGAACGCGTTTATTTATCCGGCTTACGAGGAGGTCGAATATCGCGGAGCGGTTACGCGGCGGTACACGGGTTTTTATCCGCTGAATCCGACCGGGATTCGGATCGGGACGAACGAGGCGGGCGCGGTCTGGGAGATCGAGCTTAGTTTCGCGGACGGGGCGGTTTATACGCTGCCTTATTCGGAGTTGATTCATATCCGCTGGCGGCGGGGATCAAATCTTATTCTTGGCGGCGGGAACGATTACGGGACGCTGGACACGCGGGACGTTCTTCGGACGGTTACGGCGTTGGATAAGGCGGTTCAGGGGCTTCCGAAGTCGATCGAGGCGAGTTTACAGGTTAAGGGGATTTACAAGGTTAAGAGCGTCGCGGAACGGGAGAAGCTGGATTTTCTTCTCCGGGATTTCGAGAAGCATATTTATCAAAGCCGATCGGGGATCGTCGCGACGGATTTAGCAGGCGATCTGGTTCCGGCGAATTTTTCGCCGGCGAATATTCCGACGGACGCGCTGAATTTTTTGAAGTCGGTTATTTCGGAGCGTTACGGGGTTTCGCCGAAGATTCTCAGCGGGAATTATACGGGTTCGGATCACGCGAGTTTTTATCAGACAGCGATTGAGGAATTCATTGTCGAATTTGAACAAGCGTTTTCAAGCCGTTTATTTACGCCACGTGAGCAGGACGTCGGGCATCGGGTTAAGGTTTATTACAACAAGATCGCGTATCTTTCGAGTGAGGATAAATTGGATTTGGCGAATTTGGCAAAAGCAACAGGGCTGATGACGCTAAATCAGGTCGCAGAGATGTTCGGAATGGCTCCGTTCGAAGGGGGCGACCGGCGATTACAGAGTTTGAACTACGTGAATAACGATTTAGTGGACACGTATCAGATGAACATGAGCAAATCGGGGTCGTTAAAGTTCGACGATCCGGATCAAGGCGTGAAAAAGGACGGAAGGCACTTGACGCCAACGCGTCA